AGCGCCTAAATACATCATACAGGAGAGAGTTTATGTCTATTAATACTATGAAGTGGATTGCGACAGCAATGTTTGTGTGCGGTGGTCTTCTGATATCGTCCAATATACCCATATCTAAATTTGCATTTCCAATATTCGCAATGGGACACATACTAGCAATCTATGTCTTTTCAAAAGCAAAAGACAAACCATTGATTGTACAGAATATATTTTTCTTGTGTATTGATATGATAGGAATCTATCAGTGGCTGTTGAGGCCTATATTTTTGACTTAAGGCTCGACAGGTACTCTTTAAGAATATTTGAACTACCAACACGAACATTGATGATACCATTATAGTACTCATCCGTTTCTAACACTCTTCGGTCAAATTGTTCTTTGGCTTCTATATAACTTAAAGCACCACGACTAGGACAGTAGTGGAGTATTTCACGTGTAAAATTCTCTGGACCTAATTTTTTTACATCCGCATTCAAATGGTCAGACGAACCCCAATAGGTTCTCCAATCACTTTCTTTAAATCCACGTCTTTTGTTCTTTCTTCCTTTAAGAGGTGGTTTAGTAGTTTTAAATCTCGCAAGTTTTTTACCAACATATTTTCTATTATTGGTAAGATTGGTAATTACATACACAAATCCCTCAACATCATCAGGTAATTCATTTACAACTATATTGTTATATGTCCAATCACTCATTTGTTCTTATTCTCATTAGGCATAGATATTCTTAATCTCATCATTATAGTTATACTATCAGGTCTAAAGACCTAATATCTTCAGAAATTTCTTTTCGTTTCACTCAAAGAATATTTCATTGATATTTATTTCTTTCCAAACATATTATATTACCATTAATCTTTTATTACTTGTTAAGTTTGGAAGACACAATTGCCCTCCTAGAAGGACAACGTGTAAAATGATACCTGTTCAGTTCATCAGATTCTATGTCTAAGTTAGCCACTAGTAATGGCGAGGTCGGTTGACGATTCCCTCTTAACTTAGTATTGCGTCTTGCGACTCAACGGCACCTTGATTAATCCACATAGAATAAAATTTAATCAAAGTCGATAGTAATATATCTATCAGCGGTGTGTACATTTCTGTACGGTAAATACTAGTCATCCATATACCTTTAGAGTAATGGATGTTTTACGTTATAAACGATTCTGTGGTTAACGAGAAGCAGTGTCGGTGTTCACCCAACTTATCTGAACGTATGGTTCTCATACGCCCTCAATCCCGAGTCGGCAACCCGACTAACAGTTCCACTATGCTTGCCATATTAGTTTTTTATTAGTTGAAGATATTATATATTAGTACTGTAGTGGGATTTATATTAGAACTTGTATTAGTTTTGATATGATTTATATTAGTTATGAGTACCATACTAACATAAAGAAATAGCGATGTCAACCCTTTTTATAACTTTTTTTATAAAATAGGTACGCCTGCTTTCTTACTCAACTCGAAGTTCTCGCCTACTATATCATTTATATATTTTAGATGACCAACTGGCATATTGTGAATTTCAGATATACTGACTCCACCTCGCATATACCAACTTAGGTGTAATAAGTTTTTATGTACAGCCTCACTATCTTTTTTGTAAGTCTCTTGTTTTTTTACGATATCTTCGGCGCTGGCGGACTTTAGCCAGCTTAGGAAAAATTTACAGGATTCAACTCAAATGTTACTTCATCTGGATGCTCACATGCTTCGCAAATAAATTCGAATGTTGTCAATCCTTCTGGCTTCTTAGACAATGTTCTTATTCTCTCATCAATCTGTTTGATAACAGTTGTGGGCACATTGTTTATGAATTCTTTAATGGTATCCTCGTCAGTTACCACACTATCTGGTGTCTCGATTCGTGCTATTGAACTAATTAATAAGCCTATTGTCTGTGTTGATACTTTTCTGAAACTAATAGCAAATTGTTTCGCCATTTCCATCTCATCGCCACCCTCTGCTGTCGATTTCATACTGTTTAGTATGCGATGTTGCTCGACATCGATTAGTGCTATTCTAGTCAGACTTTCAAGTTTTGGAGGATGTACGTGTATTTTTAAATCTTCATACTCAACTGGTCCAACATCTTCTATATCTGGAAATTTGTCAAGAATATTGTTTATATCTATATTATATTCTGCTTGTTCTTTGCATTTAGTACAAGTATGAAGGTGTTGAATGTTCTTGCCGTACGTAGCATATTTGATTGCTAGGTATAGTAACTCTGCATCTATGTTGCAGAGATTTCTAGGATTTGGGATAGATGGTACACAACTTTTAATAAGATTAATCAATGCTTCGCCGTTAAGAAGTTCATCCGGATTCTGCATAGATATCTCGTCAATAGCATTCATCGGGAGTATGCCAATTTCATCTAGTATCGTTTTGTCGATTTCTGGATTAAATCTTCCTCCAGTTGGAATCTGCACGTAAATCGTGGGTTTGCGAAAGTATTTAGATAATGGGTTTGATTCAGCGTTCATTTTATTTCCTTTGATAAATACACTATGATATATAAGTTACAGTAATTAAGTATAGCAATAACTACTACTATAATTATTTATCTTATTTAATAACTACGAAGTTTAATAATATAACAGAATAGAGACGATTGATGGCAAATGAGGAACAACAAGACGTATATATTACCGGCATAGCAGGGTCTATTGACACCTGGAGCAAAGAAGTAACGCAAAAAAGTATAGAGTCTGCTATAAAGCAACTAAATGCAGATAGTAATGGCATTTTAAGACTGCTAAAGGCAACCGCATCTGGTGTTGATTTGTCCGCAGATCAAATGCAAAAGATTGGTAATACCCTCAAAAGGCAAGTTCAAAAAATTGAAGAGAATGGCGATGATGCAAATAGAAATAGTGAGGCTGCTTCTCGTCACGATAAAGGCACATTTAAGGCACTCTTTGATCTTCACAGAGGTGGCAATAAGAAAGCCGCCCAACAGGCTGCTGACCAGTCAACTAGAGACAAGAATGCAAACGCATTACATAAGTTAGGATATTCCGAAGCTACTTCTCAACGTGCGGCTAATGTTGTCATGCATGGAAGAAACATAGCAAGACTAGGTAAAAAACTTCTGGCAGGAGGAGTGATAATTGGCGCGGCGGTAGCAGAAGAAACAGCATCCACGACTGAGGGTGCGATGAACAGGTTCGACATGGTCTCTGATATGCGCCGTATGGGCTTGTTCGCTGGTCAGGAACTAGCAAATCAAGGCTTTATTGATATAGCAAAAACTATTTCTAACACTAATTTTACTTTTGGTGAAGCGACCGAATTTACTAAACGATTCGCTAAAGCAGTTGGTGTTACCGGAACTGAGGGCGCCTTAAAATTTGCATCCAGGATGGCTGATACAAATATGGGTGAAGACTCGTTAATGAGAAAATATGGAATGTTGTTTGGAGATGTCGCCAGCATGTCTGGTTCATATCTCGAATCATTACGCAGAGCAGGTCAACTTTCGGGAAGAAGCGAAGATGATCTAAAGTCTGGAATGATGGATTTCATGACTGGAGTTGAGGCAACTTCAAATGTATTAAAGATTTCAATGACAGACGCCGCAGAGATAATGTCGAAGTCTTTGTCTGACGATAAAACTGGCTTACTGGCATTACTCGATGATGACCAAGCATCAAAAGTAAACTTAATATCTAGCCAGTATGATAATATGGCAGGTGGTCAACTCATGGACACACTTACTGGAATGCTCGCCGCAGGTGGAGAAACACAATTTATGATGACTGAGCAAGGACAAGGAATGCTCGGAAATGCTTTCGACATAGACATGTTACAGTATGTCGCTTCTCTTATGCCTACATTCCAAGATGGATCACTAGAAGAATCTAATGCGTTATTCAAAAATACTCTGCCAGACTTTGTGAACGGCCAGATTGACATGGGCCAAGTACTGAAAACTCAAGTCTTGAGTACCCAAAGTATCCAATCAAATCTTGGACAATTAATAAAACTTGTGCCACTCATCAAGAATATGAACGAGGGTATTAATACTAACGCTGAAGGAACAGATGCGGTGGTAATGGCATCGGCTAACAATGTAGCACGTCAGGGAGATGTTCAAACTGAACGCGCCTCAAACTTTAAAATGGAAGCCGTAATACAAAATATAGCAGATACAACGAAGGAACAACTCGAATTCCAATTAGCTTCTGCCGAATTTACTATAGACTTTGAAAATATTACTGCTGGTGTAGCCAATGTCGGGTCAGCGTGGGATCAACTCTGGCTGGACATAGGGTCATCATCAAAGAGTGGAGCTTCGAACGTTACCAATTTATGGGGTAATATGATTGCCGCAATAACTGGTAATTTTGGTGATATTGATGGGGCTCAAGGCACAGAAGATAATAAGGTATTAGCACTCAACGCCCTAACTTCTCTTACAGACCCCGAGCAAACACAAGAAGTATTGGACGATTTTATCGACCACCTAGCCAAAATGGAGAAAAAGAGGGTAAAAATGCAAGGCATGTCTTCTTCTACAAAAGAGGTGATGGATTACTCAGAGTTACTCACCGACATCTCAGAAACAAAGAAGAATGTCGCTCTCTTGACAAAAATTCTGGAAAGCCTCGACAGTAAATAATTAAACAGTAAATATGGTTGACAACACACATGGAATATGTTAATATAAATAGAATTAGGAATAAATTATGACTTGGAAAAAATACTTTAAAACATATGACGGCGTCCCAGTACGCCCATCTGATAGTGGCAGCACTAGTGGAGGCAATGCGTCTAGTTCGAAATATAGCAGTTGGCTACCAGAAGTTTATATGGGTCAACCCAATAGAGCCCAAAGATATGGTCAATATGACCAAATGGATATGGATTCTGAAGTCAATGCGGCATTAGATACTATCGCAGAATTTTCTACGTTGTTCAGTGAAACTACAAAATTACCATTTTCTGTACAATTTAATGATGACCCATCATTTACAGAAAACGAAGTTCTTCAGAAATCATTGCGCCAATGGTGTTCAATGAACCAAATGAACAAACGTATTTTTAGAATTTTTAGAAATACAGTCAAATACGGTGACCAATTATTCGTAAGAGATCCAGAAACATACAAATTATATTGGGTCAATCCAGCAAAAGTTGAAAAAGTTGTTGTAAACGAAGGTAAAGGTAAGAAAATTGAAGCCTATTATATCAAAGACTTAGATATTAATATGCAAAGTCTTAATATCACTGCGGATACCGTGAAGTTGTCACAGACTGGTTCACAGCAAATGGGTATTCCAACTCAAACATCGGGACAACAACAAGGATTTGCGGCTAATTCTGCACCTGGTTCTCGCTTTGCTGACGACCAAACATCAACAGCAATTGATGCCAAGCATGTTATTCATGTATCTTTAAGTGAAGGTATCGACCAATACTGGCCTTTTGGCACAAGTATGCTTGAGCCTGTATTTAAAGTATACAAACAAAAAGAATTACTAGAAGACTCTATTATTATCTATCGTGTACAACGTGCGCCAGAACGTAGAGTATTTTATATTGACGTTGGTGATATGCCAACTCATAAAGCACGTCAACACTTAGAACGTATTAAGAATGAAATTCATCAACGAAGAATCCCATCTAAAACTGGTGGTGGTGCTAACGTTGTTGATAGTGCATACAATCCACTTTCTATCATGGAAGATTACTTCTTTGCTCAAACGGCTGAAGGTCGTGGTTCTAAAGTTGAAACACTACCAGGTGGTGAAAACTTAGGTCAAATTGATGACTTGAAATTCTTTAATGATAAACTATTAAGAGGTTTGCGTGTACCACCAAGTTATTTGGGTGGCATGGATGCAAATGGTTCTGCGTTTAATGACGGTAGAACTGGTACTGCAATGATACAAGAGTTTAGATTTACAAAATACTGTGAAAGACTACAACAACTTATCGTTGAAGAACTAGATAAAGAATTTAAGATGTTCTTAAAACATCGTGGTGTTATGATTGAAAGTAGTTCTTTTGATTTAGCATTTAATACTGTACAAAACTTTGGTAAGTATCGTCAAGCAGAAGTAGACCAAGTAGCAATGAACGTATTTACAAGTGTCGAAGGTGCAGATTACATCAGTAAACGTTTTGCAATGAAACGTTTCTTAGGACTTTCTGAAGAAGAAATTTTAGAAAATTCAATGATGTGGAAAGAAGAGAACGATGTTGAAGACCCAATGCAAGGCAGTGACGATGGACTTAAAGGCGTTGGAGCATCTCCAGGACCTGCAGGTGGCGACTTTGATGGTGGCGGCGAAGAGTTTGATGCAGATGACTTAGAAGGTGAAGACGAAGAAGGTTCAGTAATATCTGGTGATGAGAACGCAGATACAGAAACTGACGAGATTGCATAAATACTAGTATGAGATATATTGACATAAATGAAAACTACTCGCCAGAAGAGGACGAGTTTAACGCTATCGATTTAACCGATACTCGTAAAACTCGCTTGACTCTTGAACACCTTTCTAAACTTAGAAAGATAAGAGAGTATAGAAAGTTCCAAAAAGTATCTGACAATGAACAAGTCAAGAAGCAATATGGCGGTTCAGCAGATGCAACAGCGGCTGGTGGTGCTGGAGAATTAGACTTATAATATCTATATTTTGCTATTAAGTATAGTTTTAAAGAATAGTAAAACTTACTAAATATCTTAGGTTAAGAGCAATAACCGAAAAAACTGCTCATTTCCGAGTGTATTATCCATATACTCACTTAATCCCTATAAATACTTGTGTATGAAACCCACTATAGACTTATTATTAGTTTATGTGTGTGATTCTATAACCCTGCCGCAATTGCGTGGTATGAATAAGATTTTTAAGGAGACTTAACATGTCAAGAAGTACACTAGAACAAGTGCTAGAATTGTTAATCAATGAGGAAACTGCAAAAGCCGAATCGCTTTTACATGACTTTGTTGTAGAACAAGCACGACAAATCCACGAGGATTCTCTTAACGAAAGCGACACAGTTGTAGAAGAAGAACTTGAGGAAATTGAAGAAAATGATGAAGTTGAATCATTGACCGATGATATCGAGCAAGATTCTGACGAAATCGAAACAGAAGAAATTTTTGATGACGAAGAAATGTCTGACGATGATGCTGAAGAAGACCTAGAAATGGGTGATGAAGAGCCAGCGGAAGAAATTGAAGACAGAGTTGAAGATTTAGAGTCAGCACTATCAGACCTAGAAGCAGAATTTGAAAAAATTATGTCTGGCGAAGATAATGCAGATGATGAAGACGAAGAAGGCGAAGAAATGGACATGGATATGGACATGGATTTAGATATTGACGAACCAGAAATGGAAGAGTCAGTTGAAGAAACTTTCGAAGAAGCAACTGATGAAGAATTAGTTGACGAAGCGGCATCTGAAGACTTAGACGAAGACGAAAAGTTGGAAGAGTATACTATTCCAGCAACTGCTAAACCTGGCGCTGACGGTGAGAAAGATTCACCAGTAGCAAAAGATGGCGGCGCAGACGAAAGTGACGCGGCACCAGTTGGACAAAACGATGGTAATACATCTGGCGGTTCAGCATCAGCAGTAGATATGAAAACAGGTAATGTAAACACAGTTGGTAATAAGAAAGCACCAGCGCCGAAAAAAGCCTAAGTAATATAACTCTATTTGGAGAAACCAATGACCGTTCTTATTGAAAAATATACACATAATCAAGCAAACGTTAAATCAAGAATTGTTGAGACGGAAGATGGTGGTAAGAGTATGTTCATGGAAGGTATTTTCGTCCAAGGTGACGTTAAGAATGCCAACCAAAGAATGTACCCTGCAAGTGAAATTTCCAAAGCAGTGGAATCAGTCCAGAAAAGAATTAAGGAAGGATATCCAGTGTTAGGCGAATGCGACCACCCACCTGAGTTGACTGTAAATGTTGACCGTGTTTCACACATAATTGAAAACATGTGGATGGATGGTGCAAACGGCTTTGGTAAACTAAAGATTGTTCCTACGCCAATGGGTAACATTATTAGAACATTAATCGAATCAGGTGCCACTTTAGGTGTCTCGTCTCGTGGTTCTGGTGAAGTTGACCACTCTGGTAAAGTGAGCAATTATGAAATTATCACTGTCGATATTGTGGCACAGCCAAGTGCCCCGGACGCATATCCGAAAGCAATATACGAAGGA